GCTAGGTGCGTCCACCAAAGGGCAGAGATACATAGGCATATACGGGGGATAGATATGGCTGAGTTCTCAGAGTTGTGGGCGATGTATCCGAAGAAGGAAGGCAAGAAATACGCGGCGCAATGTTTCGAGCGTCTACCGAAGGCGGACAAAGATGCCGCGCTTGCTGCGTTGCCGCTGCATGTGAAGAAGTGGGAGATCGAAGGCCGCGCCAAGCAATTTATGCCGGACTGCTCGTCCTGGCTGAATCAGGCGCGGTACGAGGACGAGATTGAGTTGGCGGAGGGGAAGGCTGTGGCGTGGTGGGCGACGGAACAAGGGGTTCTTGCTAAAGGCCGCGATGTTGGTTGTATGCCACGACCGGGCGAGGACATGGCGCAGTACAAGGCGCGGGTGGTTAACGCGATGAGGCAAGCGGCGTGACGGAACCAGTGCGAATAGGCGACGCTACATTGTACTTGGGCGACTGTCTGGAGATATTGCCGACGCTGCCGAAGGTGGACGCGGTGATTACTGATCCGCCGTATGGGATGGCGTGGGACCACGCTGGGCTTGCCAAATCAATGACAGCTAAACATGGAACGCGCGGGCGAATGCTGCAGGAGTTCGCTCCTATTCGTGGTGATGACGCCCCATTTGACCCGTCGCCGTGGTTGGCTGTGGCGGGACATTGCGTATTTTGGGGAGCTAATCACTTTGGGCAAAGGTTGCCGGTTGGGGTTACGTTAGTTTGGATTAAGCGCAACCCAGCGGGCTACGGAACATTTTTTAGTGATGCGGAAATCGCCTGGGAATCGTCTGGTGGTCATGGCGTGTTTTGCTATCTGCAGCCGTGGACCGGTACTGAATTTGTCAATCGCGGTATTGCTAAGTATCACCCGAACGAAAAACCGGTTGGGTTGTTGCGATGGGTTATTGAGCGAGCCAAAGATAGGACGACGATCCTTGACCCCTTCATGGGCAGCGGCACTACCGGCGTTGCCTGCGCCGAGCTAGGCCGTAAGTTTATCGGCATCGAGGTTGAGCGGGAATACTTCGACATTGCCTGCGAGCGGATAGATAACGCCTACAGGCAGCAGCGGATGTTTGCATGACCCGCCGCTACGCCCAATCGCACGACGGTCGCAGCTTCGTGATGTACACGGGCGACGCGCTGAATTATTCCAAGATCGTCTGGAGCGAAGCCGATGCGGATGCGTGGGTAGCGGCGTGGGCGGAGTGGGCGCGGAGTAGGGGCCGGGATGTGACGGTGAGCGAGCGACCGAAGGAGGATGCGTATGAGCCAAGTTGAGCGCGATGTTTTGGTAGCAGCAAAGCGATGGGCAGTTGCTAACGATGCGCGGGATGCGGCGATGGCCGATGACCGGGAGGATGTTGGGTCGGTGTACGTGGAGTGGTGTGCCGCTGTGGACGCCCTGCGGCGCGCTGTGGATGCGTTGAAATGAACGATATCAGCGGCATGTCTGCGGCGATCTGGCTATTCGTGTTCGCGCTTGCTATTGGGTTCGCCGCTGGTTGTGCGCATGGCACGCGACGCGGCTATGTCTGTTGGACGCTAGCAGTGTTGTTGGCATTACCGCTGGTGCTGCGGCTATTTTTTATCGCGGTCGTGTGATGCGCCTAGCTAACGACATCTCCAAGTGCAACGGTGCGGGCTGCAAGCAGCGCGACACGTGCGAGCGGTATGTGTCGCCCGCCGCAGAGCTGCAATCGTGGGCCAATTTCGACGCCACGCCCGCGCCCTGCGCGTACTACTGGCCCATTGCTCCGGTGGCGGCGTGAGCAACTTTGCGGCCTTTTTCCGGTATGCGACCGAGGCGCAGAAGCGTCGCGTGTTTCTTCGTGTGCTGCGCGCGGCCACCAAACGGCAGCTAGCCGCATTGAGAGCGCCGTGAGCAACGCAGCTAAACGCTACTTGTCGCGCGTGGCCGCATTGGGCTGCATCCTCTGCCGCCACTTGGGACGCGGAGAGACGCTGGCCGAGATCCATCACCCGAAGGAATGGACCGGCGCAGCGCAGAGGGAGTCGGATTGGTTGGCTATCCCGTTGTGCCCCGAGTGCCATCGCGGTAACGAAGGGCTACACGGATTGGGCACCAAGGGTTTCTACACACGCTACCGGCTACAGGAGCATGACTTGCTGGCTATGACGATAGAGGCGCTGAACCGATGAGAGGCCGTTGGTTTGTGGGGGTAACACCCACTGCGGCGTGTCTAGAGCTTGAAGGCCAGCGACATAGCGGGGATACGCTGGCCACGCTAGCCAAGCGTAACGGGTTGAGTGTCGAGCGTACTAGGCAGGTGTTGGCTCGTCTTAGTTGGATCAGGGAGAAACAACTTTTGCGCTTACATGACTTGTCGGACATTTGCCAATGAGCGCCAGCCAACGCACCAAGGGCCAGGTAGGCGAGCGCGAGGTCTGCACCTTGCTCCACGACACGTTCGGCATTCCTGCCAAGCGTGCGCTGGATCAGCCGAGGGACAGCGGCTACGACATCGACTATCGCCCATTCGCGATTGAGGTCAAGCGGCGCAAGCGGATTGCGAACCTGTACGAATGGATCGGCCAATGCGATGTACCGATCAAGCACCCGGACGCCAAGCGTACGCCAACGCTCATGCTACGCGCGGATGGCAAGGGCTGGTTAGTGGTGATGCGATTCGAGGATTGGGCAGCGCTGGCGCGAGAGGAGATAGCGGATGAGTGAGTACAACGTCCTGAGGGCCGCGAAGGACGAGGCAGCTTTGCATGCGTACAACAAAGCCTTTGCGTCTGACTGGTCCCACCCCTGGACGCTGCTATGCAAGCGCAAGGCTACAGCCGAGGCCACGCTAACGCTCGGCATGTGGGACAAGGCGGTGCAGGAGATGGCGGAGCTAATCAACGAGGCGCACGAGGTCAAGGCTATGGCCGAGCGGAAGCGCGATGAGATGAGGGCACCCAATGTCAGCGAATGAGCAACAGGTAGGCGGCGACCACTACAAGGCCAAGGAGCACCAGCCGTGGGACGTAATCACGGAATGGGGCTTGGGCTTCCTGGACGGCAACGTGGTCAAGTACATGAGCCGCTGGCGACAGAAGGGTGGCGTCAACGACTTGCGCAAGGCGCGGCACTACCTGGACAAGCTGATCGAGACGGAGACAGCGCGGCTGGAACACTTGGCGGCGCTTCAGGTAATGGAGGAGACCGCCATTGGCCCTCAGTGACCACTTCCCCAAGGGCTGCATCGTGGTCACGCCTACCGGTCGCCGCGCCAAGGTCATGGGCTATGACACAGACGGACGGCTGCGGCTGCGGTACGAGGGCGGCGATGCGACGGATAGCGTGGAACTCGCGCCGGCAATCTGCAAAAGGCTGCCATTCTTGAGCGCGCCGGTCCTGTACCGCTCCGACGTGGAGGAAATGAAGCATTACCGCTTGCCCAATTGGGGGCGCTCGCAGTGGGCGGCGCTCATGGAGGGTTGTCCATCCATCTCCATGAACCCGGTCTACAGCATGGGCCGCAGCGGGGGTGATGACGACGGGTATGCGGCAGACGGTGAGGCGGGCGTAGCTAAGGTGGAACAGGACCACAGCACCAGCGGCGAGCTACCCCCGATTGACGAGGATGACGCCGAGATAGTGGGGGCGATGGTGGGCCAACTGTGGCGGGCGCATCAAGCAATCCTGGCCGAGCGGTACAGCCTGAAGCTCCAGGTAGATGGCGACCGGCTGCATGCGGCGGTGATGGCCCTTATGCAAGTGAAGTGGGAGAACAAAGCGGTGACGAGGCGGATGCAAGAGCTAATCAGGAGGGTGGGCGAGTGAATTCACTACAGAAGATTTACGCATGCCTCAAGGCCGTTAAGGAGCCTGTCGGGGCTCGTGAGCTAGAGCGGCGGCTAGGTATCCCCTTCTCTACGGTGCAGCAGTCCCTACAGCGCCTGCGCAGGAGCGGCGCAATACGAAAGGTGCAGCCCATGGATGTCGAGTCAACCAAGATGGCGCAATGGGAAGCATGCGCCAAGCTCGCCAAGTTCCCCGAGCGGCGCGGATCTTCGCCTGAGTCGCGGGCCAACCTGAAGCTAGGCGGCCCCAATCCCATGCGCGGTGCGGCTGCGCTACGGAACCTCAAACACATCAAGCTCGACCAGTTCGGCAACTATCATCCCAAGCCCAAGCTCGGCACATTGGAGTCGTGTTGGGGACTGACGTTTCCGACTGTAGACGCAAACGCGCTGCCATGCGTTAATAACGGCGGAGAAGTTCGTCCGGAAAACGTGGAGGCCTGACCATGGAATGGTTGGGCCTTTTTGCATTGTGCGTAGCACTCCTGGCGTTCTGGTGTGCGCTGCATCTTGGCGCGTGCTGCGATGAGCGCTCGGAGGCTGTGCGGCTCAACCTGACCATTTGCGGAGCGACCAACATGGCTAGCATCAAGATCGGCGAAACGCGTACCGCCAAGATCCGTCCGACCAATGCGGACCAGTTGCCCGCCCCGGTATTCGATATCGTCTTCTCCGAGCCCTCCAACCTGTATGACGTAGTGTCGGTCAATGGCGATGAGGCGGTGTTTGTGGCGGTCGCGCCGGGAACTGGCGCCTTTGTCACCGTGACCGCGATCACCAAGGGCGGCGTAACGCTTGTGGAGTCGGCAGCGCTCCCTGATGTGGATGCGCCGCCGGTTGATGAGGAAGCGGTTGCGCTCAACCTGACGGTAGCGTGAACCGTCCCCGCAACTTCACCCTGAAACCACTAGCGCTCGCCATGTACAACTGCGGCCTGTACACCATCAAGCTCCTGCCGGGCACAACGGCCATGGCAAACACGGAGCGTGAGCGCGTGGTCCTGATTGCACCTGTCGCCGAGTAGCGACAATGGCAGCGCGGCTGAACCCACGCCATACCGACATGGTGCGGCAGAAGATCCAGGCAAGCGTCCTGATCGACTACCTGCACAAGCATGTGGCGGGTACGCACGAGATGACGGCCACGCAAGTCTCGGCGGCCACCGCGTTGCTTGACAGGTCTGTGCCGAAACTATCGCAAATTCAACACACTGGCGAAAATGGCGGGCCGGTAGAGCATAGCCTGACGATCAAAGGTGTCTGATGTAGTAGTAGAGGTCCCCAAGAAGCTGCTATTCCTGTTCAAGCCCAAGCGCTACAAGGTCGCCCATGGTGGTCGGGGCGGAGCCAAGAGTTGGGGCTTTGCGAGAGCGCTGCTTACATTGGGGGCCAGCAAGCCGTTGCGCATCCTCTGCGGGCGGGAGATCCAGAACAGTATTGCCGATTCTGTCCACCGGCTACTGAGCGACCAAGCCAAGGCGCTGCAACTGGACCAGTTCTACGACATCAAAGAGACGAGCATCCGTGGCCGCAACGGTACGGAGTTCTTCTTCGTCGGGCTGCGGCAGCAAGACGTACACAAGATCAAGTCGTTCGAGGGATGCGATATCGCGTGGGTGGAGGAAGCCCAAGCGGTAAGCGAGCGGTCGTGGTCGATCCTGTCGCCGACGATTCGCAAGCCCGGCTCCGAAATATGGGTCTCGTTCAACCCGGAGCTAGACACGGACCCAACGTACCAGCGGTTCGTGGTCAATCCGCCCGACTCGGCGGAGGTCGTGCAGATCAACTGGAACGACAACCCTTGGTTCCCTGCTGAGCTAGAGCAGGAGCGCCTGGACATGCTCAAGCGTGATCCAGATGCGTACGAGAACATTTGGGAAGGCAAGTGCAAGTCGGTCGTTGATGGCGCTATCTACAAGCGCGAGGTTGAGGCGCTGTATGTGGATAAGCGAGTGCGGCCGATGCCGTACGACCCGAAGCTCAAGGTCCACACGGTGTGGGACTTGGGCTTTAACGACGCGATGACGATCATATTCGCGCAGCGGTCGGGCACGAGTATGGCGATCATCGACTACATCGAGGATAGCCACAGGACGTTGGCTGAGTACGTGGCGGACCTGAAGGCCAAGCCGTACGTCTACGGCCACGACTGGATACCGCACGACGGGGCCAGCAAGGACCACAAGTACGGGCAGAGCAGCGAGGAAGTGCTGCGCAGTTTGGGCCGCTCGGTGCGCGTCCTGCCACGCGATGACGTGGAGGAGGGTATCAAGGCGGCGCGGCTTATGTTCCCGCGCTGCTACTTCGATGAAGCCAAGACGGTGCGGCTGCTCAACTGCTTGAAGCGGTACAGGCGGCATATCTCGGCCAGCACGAACGAGCCTAGCGGCCCGGTACACGACGAATACAGCCATGGTGCGGACGCGTTCCGCTACCTGGCCATGATTGCCGACCAATTGAAGAATGGCGACGAACGGAAAAAGGTAGACATGAGCAACAAGCCTCGCATTGGCAGTGAGCATTCTTGGCTGGCGTAGACGACGAGCCTAAAGCCTTGTCTAAAGACGAGGCGGACAAGATCTGCGAGGAAGCCCGGAAGCGGCTCGCCTATATCAACGAGGTAGACGGCCAGAACCGGAAGAACGCGACCGAGGACACGAAGTTCGTCTACGTGCGTGGGGCGCAATGGCCTGACGATGTGCGTCAAGCTCGGCTGCGGGTGGAGAACTCCGATCCCTGCCTGGAGTTCAACCAGCTTGCGCAGTTCGTTAACCAAGTGGTCAACGATCAGCGGCAGAACCGGCCCGGCATTCGGGTGCATCCTGCGGGTGGTGGCGCGTCTGAGGACGTGGCCAAGATCGAGCAGGGGCTGATTCGACACATTGAGTACCAATGCAATGCCGAGGCTGCGTACGACTCCGGCTTCCAGCATGCGGTGATCGGTGGGCGCGGCTACTGGCGCATCCTGACCGACTACGAGAAGCCCACGAGCTTTAACCAGAAGATCATCATCAAGCGGGTATCAGACCCGCAGACGGTGTTTGTCGACCCGGACTTTCAGGAGCCGGATGCCTCCGATATCAGCTACGCGCTGGTGACGGAGAAGATGAAGAAAGAGGACTTTGAGGCTCGGTATCCGGACTGCAAAGCTATCTCGTGGGAGGGGCAGGGCGCGGACTATCGGGATTGGTATCCCGAGAAAGATGTCCTGATCCTCGCGGACTATTACCGTCGCGTGTACACCAGTCGCAAGCTGGTGTTGATGAGCGACGGGGCGAGTGGTTGGAAGGATGACCTGCCCAAGACGCTGCCCGAGGGCGTGTCCATCGTCATGGAGCGCGATGCTCTGGACGTCAGGGTCGAGTGGTACAAGATCGCGGGCGGCG